GCGAGGGAAAAGTTTCAGTAATAGTTTCACTTTGGAAGCGAATAGCGGCCTCTGTGAGTACTGTCGAGAAAACTCCGCAAGCGCCGTTCCAAGGCTCTGTCCTTTCTTCATATTTCATCCCCAATACTTCAAGACCTTTGACGTACGTCTCAGTCCAGTCTTTGCGTGAATTAATATCAGAGTCAACATACTCCATGAGTTCAGACGCAAGATTAGCCAACTCACTGTCGTCCATGTCTTCGGCCAAGTTCCTACTGAACTCGTCATTGACTTCTTTACCCGGCTCAATCGTGATCTCCATAGAGCCATCAGCCAGCGTTACTGAGTCTGGATTCTCAATTTCAATTTCAAGATCAGGCTCACCTAAGTCCATCAATTCTGGAAGTCCACCGTCAGTGGAGTAAAGAGTTTTGTCAATGTTGCTGGTAGCCATATCTGTCCTTAATAGTACGCCGCTGTTCTACGGCGAAAGTATTTAATATCTTCGGGTTCATCATTTGGCAGTCTGATAAACCCGCCTTGTCTAAACCGCATGAGTGCTAGTGTTGTTGAGTCAACCAAGTCATCATTAGTACCCGATGGGAAGTCGTTGCATTCTTCAATAACTTCTCTTGCCCACCTGCGATCTGGTGCAAACACTATTCCTCCTTGGAACAGTGCAGAAATTGCATTCACCCGCGCAATCTTATCTTGTCCTTTGCCTGGAGTAAACTCGCCTATGGGCACACCCATCCGTCTAAATTCTTGGTAGAGTGCCGAGCCGTTGGACTTCTTCTCAACGATAAACACATCAGGCTCCCACTCCTTGTACTCTTCAAGCACCATTGCTTTTAAGTCTGGGTACTCCATCCGCTTCTTAATGGCATTGAGCAAGATGATGCAATAGTTGTTTGTCTCTTCGTTGAAGAACACACCCCACGTAGTCAGTGCGTTGTAGTCAGCCCTGTTGTTGGTCTCCTGCGCCGCATCAAGACTCATGATGGTAAACTCGCAGTTAGGCGGATCATCGTTCTCCCATATCTGCCACCACTCTCGTTTGAGTAACGCACCTTCTTCTGAAACAGGGTTCTGCATGTACTGAGCTTGCCAGTAGCGGGGATCCATACCTGCTTTTTTACCTAGTAGTTCTTCGAGCGACCAGAAGTCCCCCCATAGGGGTTTGTCATTGAGGATGGCAGGAAACTCAACAATCTCCCACTGATCTACATCTTCTTCTTTGCCCATCTGGTTGACAATCATACCTGTCAAGTCCAGCTTACTCCAGCGGGTCATTACGATAATGATAGAGCCACCCGGCATAAGACGCTGGAGAGGGCCAGACTGAAACCACTCCCAAGCAGGAAGGAAAACGTCCGGTCTCCCAGTCTTAGCGTCTTGTTCCGAATGAGGGTCGTCAATAATAAATAGATCAGCGCCACGACCAGCAAGAGCACCTCCGACACCAATAGCAAAGTATTCTCCTTGGAAATTAGTGCCCCAACGTGAGGCTGATTTGGAATCTGACTGCAATTCGACCTGCGGAAAGATATCTTTATAGGGGTCAGAACCCACCAAATTACGCACCCTGCGGCCAAAATTGACCGCCAAATCCGCTGTGTGGGAGGCCATAATAACCTTTTTATGAGGGTATTTACCTAGAAACCATGCAGGTGCAAGGTAAGAAATCATCTCAGACTTACCGTGACGGGGGGCAATGTTCACAATTACCCGTTTTTTCTTGCCATTTGCTATGTCTTCAAAGATTTTGGCCAGTCTTCTGTGATGTGGGCCTACTTTATAGCCCGGATATACGTGATCTATGAAGGTTAGGAAGTCGCTTGTGCCCACTTCTTGTACAGAATTGCTGTCATAGATCTTCAAAAGCTCTAAATTACGGCGTTTTTCCTCTTCTGCCATGAATGGCAGGCTGTCCCGAATGATTTTTAACTGTTCAGGCGTGATTTTCATCGTTTACAACCTTGGCCTGAACGTCAACTGTGCGTTTTTCCAACCTTTGCAAGGTTGCAAGTAGCTCATTCTCCACTTCTTCAAGGGATTGGTGCTTAATTGTGACTTCTGAGCGTTTCTTAAACGCATCAACGCCATCAACTTCACCTAAAGCCTTGACCGCAGCTATCCTGTACTTAGGATCTGGATTGTCAGTGTCTTGTAAGAGTTTGTTTACGACGTACTTCTTTAGGTCTGCAAGTTCTCGCACGACCATGTAGTCATACTGAGCCACCATGCCTGCTAAATAGGCAATCGTCTCATTGGGATACTGCGCCAAATTCATGTCAGTCTTGTTTGCAATGACTTGTTCGGCTAATTGTAAAGCCTGACCACGGTGTTCTTGTGTGGGGGCAAGGGGTTGCCCTGTTATATCCGACAACATCTTGGCTGTTCTAGCCATCATGTCTAACTCTTCCTTTGGGGAAAGCTCGGGCATAGCCTCAGTAGCCGAGGCTGGCAATGGTACGTTCTCTTCAACGTCAGGTATGTTTTCTAGCATAGGAGGAAAGTGGCACTCCGTTAATGTTTTTTAAATATACCACATATTTGTAAAGGGTGGTAGGAATCCTATAGGGGGGTGTTTCCTGTGAAAACTTGACAGTCAACAGTACGGAGAAAAGGAAGGGGTGGGGGTGTTTGAAAAATGTGTGGTGATTTGTGCAAGTCTTAGTGTATAGGGCGCGATGGAACCAGCTCGCAGGATTGGGGGGGCCGGTATAGGTGGGGTCAAACCGTCAGGATTTGCAAATGCCGTACCCCATCAGCTATAACTATATCAATGCAGGGCAATAGTGCAATGCAGATTAGGAGAATCAAATGATCAAGTCATTGTGGGTTTGGTTGACGCACTACAAAGTGATAGTGCAATGGGAAGACAAGCTCTTCGTTCATTATGCATACACGATGAATGAGGCGCTGACGTGGGCTAAGCAGTATCGGCTCGCTAACACGACGGTGCTGATTGGCATCAGAGGCAGACTGGTCGCGGCTCGCGGCGAGTGGTAACACAAGGGGCTTCGGCCCCTCTTCTTTAACTTAGGAGAATGACATGAAAACATTAGGTGAACTTTTGCGTGACAAGATCAACGCATCGATTGAAAAGCGCCATCAACTTGAGCGTGACTTCTGGGATGCCTGCTATCACGTATACGGGACATATCGCCCACAATGGCTTAGCATCCACGATTGGTCTGATGAACAACTGATCGCACGGACTAAGGAAATGGGACAGAAAGCGTGCATGACAGTAGGTCAGACGAATATATGGCGAGCTCATGTGCAACGCGCAACGTTTTGCGCAAAGCTTGATGGGTTTGAGTTTAGTAGATTGCGGAGTGATTACTTCAGACGGTGACGAGAGGAGGCTTCGGCCTCCTCTTTTTTTGTGCCCCGAGAATTGATACCAGTTATTTGTCGCCGCGCGAAGGCGTGTGCGTGCCAAGCCTCTAGGTTATAAATTCACCTATCCGTGAAAATTTGCTTAGTGCATAGGATATCAGGCATAACTATATTGTCAGAACAGCAATTCGGTTGATCTGACATTTTCAAAACTGCTTTATAGGAGAGACACAATGTCTAAAGCAAATTCCCCCGTAGTACCCGCTGAAATCGTTATCAAATCATTCAAAGACGCGGGTTATCAGTCCGCCCTTTCGGGTGAAAGAATGACGAACGTCGCGGCTTTCGTTATCAGCAAGTGTCCTGATTTTCTGAATTCGTATTCTGACGAAGTAGGTGCAGAATTGAAATCAGGATGGGCGCTTCGTTGGCAAGAGTTGCACCCAGCGACGATCTACTCTGACGAATGGGTGCCAAACCCGAAGGGTCAGCATAGTGTCAGTCTGGCATATTGCTTGTCTTACAGTCAGCAAGCCTTCGGTCAGATCAAGACTGACAATCCAGTCAAGCATGGCGTGATCAAGGGCATACGCGACGAATTCAGCAAGTATGTCAGCAATCGAATGTCAGACTTGAAACGAGCAGTGCGCAAAGAGTTGGACAAGGGAAAGGTCAGAGAGCGCATCCAAGCGAAAGTTTGGACAGACTTCGAGAAAGACACTTTCGACGGCATGAAAGCCCGATGCAAGACTGCACTAGCACGCAATGATGCGACTGCACCAACCGAGGTTAAATTGCGCATGGCAATCGACGCCTTCAAGACTGCACTAAACAAGTAACTCGCCAAACCCGCCAGATCGAAAGGTCTGGCGGGTTTTTTTTCGTCCCGACCCTACGAGACC